GGGCAAAAATGCTCGCACTCGAGCCATTTTCTAAAATGAAAGGGAAAATCCATGGAAAACCTATCTGCACTAAGATCTATAACTAGCCTCCTAGGGCTGTATGATTTTCAGACTGATGAGGAGCAAGTTATTCAGGGCACGGTGGAAAAGAATGGCGTTGGGTTCAATTCCACCGATGCCAACTTCTGTACCTCTATAGCTGAGCAGATCATCGAGGGCAGATACCCTAGTCATAAACAGCTAGCTGCCCTCCAAAAGATCCTCCCCAAGTACCAAAAGCAGATCCTGCATATCGATCATGACTATCAGGCTACTCGGGTCAAGACAGAGGTTTTGGGTTGGCTCGAGAGCTATGAGAAAAGATCCGCAGAGAGAACTGAAAAAGCAGAGGTGGCATCGGTTCAAAAGAAGTCATCGGGAGTTGTTCAGTTTGATCAGGATAAAAGGCTAGAATTTGTCCCAAAGATCTACCCCACCAATGTCTGCAAGGAATGGGGGTTCAAACGAGGACAAAGGGAGAGCTGGACTTGGGTCAATACTTTTTCCCTAGATAGCTACTATAAGCTCCAAGCTACCTTTCCAGATCTCGAGATCACGCAGGAGGTTTTGGATGCAGTGGCTCAACTCCTCGAGATCCAGAAGATGCCAGAGGAGCTTGAGAATGACGAGGTTCTTTTCCAGTTCCAAAAGGAGGCAATTCAATTCTTGCGAACCCGAGACAAAGCCTTATTGGCTCTAGCCCCAGGGTTGGGCAAGACGGTCTGCTCCATAAAGGCTGCGGAGAATTTGCCTGAGGCAAAGGGGATGGCGGTGTTGGTCGTGGCACCGTTATCCCTTTTGTATAACTGGAGAAAAGAGATCCAGATGTGGTCAAAGAAAACGGCTGCAGTATGGCACGGCTCCCCTACTAAGTGGGAGGATCCCGAGAGCAACTGGGTTGTTACAAACTATGACACACTGGTTCGTCAGGTAGGGAGCTTCAAAGCTATCGACTGGGACATCCTTATCATTGACGAGAGCGTCATGATCAAGAATAGAAAAGCCAAGAGAACTGAGACACTTACAGAGTTCTCCTCTAAGATCCCTATAGTCTGGGAGCTCTCGGGAGCCCCTACAACGAGGTTCTTTGACGATATGTGGGCAGAGCTCCATCTCCTATCCCCCAGACGTTTTCGATCTTACTGGAGATTTGCTAAGGAGTATTGCAACGTGATCTTCAACGGATGGGCAAACGAGATTGCTGCGAACCTCCCTGATGCTGCTGATCGTATAAAGAGGGATCTAGCCGATATTTATTATTGCAGAACTCAAGATCAGGTTCTGAACCTCCCTGAGTTCATCTTTGAAAATATTGAAATCCCTATGGGGGAAAGTGATTACAAAATCTATCGATCTATGGAGCAGGATCTCCTAGCCAATCTACCCGAGGGGGATACAGTGGCTGCAGGTAATATCCTAACTCAGATCCTACGCCTGGTACAGATGGCATCCAATCCAGGGATCCTGAACAAAGCTGAGCATGTCTCATCTAAGTGGAAAGCTGCTGTGGAGATGCTAGAGTATGAAGAGCTCCCAGCTATCATCTGGGTGAACTTTGTAGCTACAGCTAAAAGGCTAGCCTCCCTAGTAGATGAGGCTGGGCACTCTGTAGCTATCCTAACAGGAGACACGAACCAAGAAGTCAGACAATCGATTGTAGAGGAGTTCCAAAATGGACAAATAGATGTGATCATTGCTCACCCAGGAGTAGGAAAGTTTGGCTTGACTTTGACCAAAGCTCGCACGGCTATCTATCTCGAGAGATCCTACAATGGAGATGATTATTTTCAATCCCTCCATCGTGTAAGACGTATTGGAACTAAAGATAGCCCCCATATAATTCACCTGCTATCTACCTCCCCTAAAGGAGGGGATACAATCGATCACGTTATCAACCAGGTGCTCCAGTACAGAAAGGATCAAAATGTACAGTTGACTACTGGATTATTGAAAACCATTGGAGGACAGAATGGCAGATAAAAAGTTCAGGACAATCTATATCGCCCAGCCCAGCCATGACTTCTCAGTGCTAAAGGGAGAGGCAGAGAGCATCAAGTTTGTCACGACTGGGTATGAGGAAAAGGTGACGGATCTCTCTGCCATTGTAGCCACAGTGATGGCTGATTTTGACCCTAGTAGGGATGCGATCATCGCAGTAGGAAAAGTCAATACTTGCCTCCTGATGGGACAGTTCATCGGGAGAAAATTCGATCACTGCACCCTAGGGATCTTTGTCAGGGAGGATGAAAGAGGAGGAGCCTATCAATGGGCAAAAATATCCCTACCATAAATATCTCTCACACGATGATGGCCAGCTACAGACGCTGCAGGTACCAATTCTACCTGAACTATGTAGAGAACTATGCCCCTCTCCCCTCTGCTGGGCTCCTTAGAGGATCCGCAGGGCATAAGGCTCTAGCCTATTATTACACTAAAGGGGAGAGAACAGATACCGCTGGGGCTCTAGATGTAGCATGGAAGTATTATGAGGCAGAGAGCACCCTAGAGAACCTAGGGGATCTGATGGCTGATTATGAGCTCCTAAAGGGATCCCTCGAGCGATATTTTGACTTTGCCAAGAATAACGACAACTTTGAAAATGTGGAGGCTATCGAAAAGGAGTTCAATATTGACATTGGCCATGGGCTTGTGCTAAAGGGCTACATAGATGGGATCGTGACGATCAAAGGAATGACTTGGCTGCTTGAGCATAAGTTCCTCAAACGAGTAGAAACAAAGGCTCTGGATCTTGACCAGCAGATCTCCATCTATATGCTAGCCTCCTATCTCCTAGGATATGAACCTGCAGGGGTTTTCTATAACATCATCCGAATAGGAGATGGTGGCATAGCTGTAAAGGAGCCAGTGCTAAGGATCCCGCAATACCGCAACCCTGAGGGGCTCGAGGCTATCTACAAGGAGATTATTACCCAAGGGGTTGAAATAGGAGAGTTCCTAAAGAATGGAGGTGCAATATATCGGAACCCAACAAAAGATTGCTCTTGGGATTGTTCATTCTACAATGGGTGTCTGTCGATCAATGACAGCGGTTCCAATGAGAGCATCCTGAACAAAATGCCCAGAAAACCTGGCAAGAGAATATACCTGGAGGAGTAATGGCAAAGAAAAAGGCTATAGAACCCACTGAAGATGAAGAATGGGCTGAGGAGGATATGAATGCCTCTACAGCTACAGAGGAGGGAGAGGAGCCCCAGCTCATCCTCGAGAAGTTTGTTGGGGGGCTCTCTGATACTAGGAAAAGATTTTTGGTGTATGGTGAAAGTGGTGTAGGCAAAACGGTTTTTGCCTCAAGCTGGCCAGATGCCCTTTTCCTAGATATTGATGATGGAATGGCATCGATCCGCAGGAAAGTGGACAGGGTGAGTATAACTCGCTGGGATGAAATCGATGCAGTCTATCAGTTCCTTTTAGGAGGTGAACATAAGTACAAAACCGTTGTATTGGACTCACTGAATGAAGCTCAGCAGCTAGGGATGGCAGCGATCATAGAGGAGTTCCCGAATATACGCAGATCCTACGACAGCCTGCCAGGGCAAAGCGATTATGGAAAAATGCTATATGACTTTGATACAATGGTCAGGAACTACAAACGGCTGCCCATGAATGTAGTGATGATCGCCCAGACAACTTCTAAGGTATTTGACACAGATCTTATTCAGCCCCAGCTTATAGGGAAACAAACGAGTAGGAACCTGTGTCGAATGATGGATGTTGTCGGCTATCTCTACAAAGCTGAGGGGGAGGGGAGCCCTAGGATGATGTCCTTTGATGCTGCTGAATACGTGACCAAAGATAGAAGTGGCAAACTGCCACCAGTCGTTGAAAATCCTACCTATGCTAAACTAGCAAAATATTGGAGGTAAAATGGCCAGGCAAAGTTATACTCAAGTTGATCTAACCCGCACTGGGGGATCGATCCCCGATGGGATCTACAAGGCTCGCATCGAGAACTTTGAGGAGGGGATGGGGCCAAGTGGGTATGCCTACTGGCAATATCGGTTTGTCATCACCGATGGCCCATTCAAAGGCACCTCCCTACTCGGGAATGTCTCGTGCTCTCCTGCAGCACGCTGGAAAATGGATGAGTTCCTCAATGCAGTCGATGCCCCTGAAAAGGGGAGAGTCACTGGGGACAAGTTCAACGGCATGATCATCCGTGTAAAGGTTTTCCAGCAAGAATGGGATGGAGAGATGCGCAGCAAGGTGGAGAAGTTCCTGCCCCTCGCTGGCTCCACTGGCACCACTTCAAAATCCTCTAAGGCTCCTGCAAAGCTCGTCAAGCGACAAGCTGTAGAGGAGGAGGAGGATGAAGAGGAGGATGAAGAGGAGATTGAAGAAGAGGATGAGGATGAGGATGAAGAGGAGGAGGAGATCCAGCCCAAGAAAAAGGCTGCAGCCAAAGCTCCTGCAAAATCCTCCCGCAAGGCTCCTCCCCCTGACGAGGATGAGGATGAAGAAGATGAAGAAGAGGAGGAGGAGGATGATGAAGAGGAGGAGGATGAAGATGATGAACCTCATGTGAAAGCTCCTCCTGTAAAACGAAAAGCCACCCTGCCCAAGGATGCTGCTCCCAAAAAATTCAAACGTCCATTCTAGCTGGCTCCTGCTAGGATCTAAGGGGGGAGGGCTTGCCCCTCCCCCAAGGAGGTTATTATGGGTGAGACTGGAAATGATCTAAATGTAATGGCAATAGATCCAGGAGCTACTACAGGGCTAGCTTTTGTTGAAATAAAGCTCTATTGGGATAGGGCTGAAGTGGTGTCCATGGATGTCCGAGAGGCATTCTCTGTAAATGAGATTGGCCAGTTTGTCGGGCTCCTAGGAGCCACCTGCGAAAAGATCCTTATTGAGAGGAGCCCTGCAGTTATGGGGGATCCTAAACAAGCTCTGTTTTTCAATAATGTCATTCAATCTATCCTACAGATGAGCAATGATGTAAAGGGGAGGCTCTATATAATCTCTCCTGGCAATTGGAAGTATGTATCAGCGAAAAGAGGCTGGACATACCCTAGAGGATCCCAGCATTCAAAGGATGCCATAGGAATGGTTCGTTATTACATCTGGGAAACATATCAAAAGGATCTCATAATGAGACAGGAGGAGAAATGAGCAAAAGGGCTATGTTTGGCATCCTAGGATGTGGCTGGGATGGAGCTCTAGTATTGCAGGCACTGAGAGATGTAGGGGTTCCATCGAATGACATAGAGATCTACTCTCATAAAATTACTGATGAGATGTTGGAGCACCTATTCATTCCTTGGCTCCCTGACTCGAGAATTACAGAGCCTATGGAGGGCTTCTCTATACCCCAGCATCTCCTAGGAGGAGATATACTGGCTTATGTTGAAAGAAAATGGCGAGGGGTGAAGATCCCCAAGCCTATGTTCAATACCCTAGCCCAAGAGGAGCTCGAGGCTGTAAAGCAAGATCTGTTCTATGATCTGGACAACTTTGAAAAGATCCTGGGCAACCAATCTGTTTCTATGACGATGCGATTGGATGCAGGGGATATTCGGGATATAGCCCTAGTTCACGATCTGGTGTTCCAAACCTTTCCTACAGATGAAGCAAAGAAGAATGGGGCTTGGAGAGGTTGGATCGTGAATATGCCCATCCTAGTCTATCCTAGAGAAATGCTAGGGGAGGAGGATATCAATGACCTGAGGAACCTCCTGCCCAAAGCCTTGCGATCCAACCCTCACTTCAGGATCCTAAATGGAGTGAGAGGGAATGGCCATACTCATGAATGGTGGAGGGCTACATACTTCAAAGGGAGGCTATACTTTGAATACCCTCCAGCCTATGACTACCCTGACGGTGATAAGTATTTTGGCAAATACTCTGTAGTCAGCCCTATAGCCCAGCCCTGGGTGGAGCCTAACCCCCAAACTGAAAATCTTTTCCTAGTCGGACAAAAGGCTGAAGTCAGAGGAGATCTCGGGTTTGGAGCCTCCTATGGCAGAGCCCTCGAGATCCTCAACGAGATCCTAGGAGAGGAGGAGGAGGAATGAAAAAGATTGCCATCCTAGGACTTGGGCCAAGTGGAATGTTTTCTGTCATGGCTTGTAACGACAAAGGTTACAAGCCAGTGGTCATCAGTACAGGATCCCTGAGGAGCCCTGCAGGAGCCTTTTATTTTCACTGGATCCCTCCCCAGTATGCTAGGAAAGTTCCTCAGGAGGTTATCACCTACTCGTATATTGGAACCAATCAGATCTACCTCCAGAAACAATGGGGGGATAGCATTCAGGGTCAAGTTAGCTCCTCCTTTGGAAAATATGATATGGAGCTAGGTTATTCTCCTTGGAGGACTGTTCAGGTATTTCAAGATACAGCAGCATTTGATTATGTGGATCGTGAACCCCTGAGCACTGAAGAGGTTTTTGAGCTGTGTAAGGTGAATGATCTTGTCGTTTGCACTTTCCCTCTAGGAGCCCTAATGGCAGACTTGTTCACGGTTCCACGCCCAGTCACGATCCAACAAGGGAGCCCTACAGCCCAGAACCTAATTGTCTATAATGGAACCTGGGAGGAGAAGTGGGTCAGGAGATCCCATTTATTCGGGAGGATCTATACCGAATATTGCCACCTAGAGGATGTTGCAGGATCCCCCTATCAGGTAATAACTATCAGGGATATTCACCCCCAGCTAGCCCCAGCAAACCTCGAGGGGATCCCTGACAACCTTCACTTCTCTGGCAGGAATGCAGAGTTGAATAGGAAAAGGCTAGCACACGAGGCATACTACACCATGGAGGATCTCATCGATGCTATCTAGAATTTGGAAACAGCAAAGGGAGTACAACCAAAAGATCTTTGGCATAGAGGGGCACGAGGATCCTCATTACTGGACTCAGCAATACCTCCTAGGGATAACCTCTCAGGTAGCTGAGATGCTGAAGGCTATAAAGTGGAAAAGGCATCGCAATGAGGATGGCAAAAAGGTTATACCCCTCAATGTCTTAGAGGAGGTGGCAGACGTTACAAAGTATGCTATCTCTATAGCTCAGGCTTGGGGCTATACAGAGGAGGATCTCCTAGAGGCTATCCACGAAAAAGGAGACATCCTAGACTTCAGGCTGAAGATGGAGTTCAGAGAGCCTCTAAGAGGGAGGCAGATCTTGATCACTGATGTAGATGGAACTATAGCCGATTATAGAACCTCTTTTCTCAAGTGGCTCTCTGGGCAAGGGATAGCCCCCACCAAAGATATGACATCGATCCTCCTAGATGAATCTCTAGAGCTTGAGTATCCAGAATATTACAAACTAAAGGAGCGATATGAGGAGGCAGGGGGCTATAGGGATCTGGAGCCCTATGTCGATGCCCTAGTGGCTCTAGACAACCTCAAACAGAGAAATGGCTACTACATTATAGCCGTGACCGCCAGACCTGCCCATATCTACAAAAGGATCTTCAAAGATACCTTATTCTGGTTCCGCAGGTACAACCTCCCTATCGATGAACTTCATATAATGGATGATGGGAGGATCTTATTGGCTAGTGAGCTTGGAAAGGAGAATGATGTCATCCTTTGGGAGGATAACCCCTCGTTGCTAGCTAGAGCCTCGAGTAGCAAGATCAGGACATTCGCAAGGATCCAGCCGTATAACCAAAAGCTGAACCTCCCCTATGTCCATCACGTTGAGTCATATATCGAATATCTACCCCTATAAAAGGAGGCTAAAATGGCCAAAAATTACAAGGAGCTCTATGAGCTCAATATCGATGAAGCTGAACAGATCTTTTTGGAGCGCAACAAAAGCTATGGATCTGCTTTTGAGCTAATGGGGCTCCTAGGGATTGCTGCAGAGATCGTGGGCATTGCTGGAAAGTTGATCATGCTCGTTATTCGGCACCCAGCGAATGGAGCCCAGAACCCTCCCAGCGTCAGGAATGCAATGATAGATTGCATCAACTTTGCAGCCATGGGAATGATGATGATCAATGAAGAGAACTGGAAAGGGAAAGGGCTAGGAAATGACTGACAATACTGGTATGATACAGATCCACCCGAGTGCAACCCTCCTGAAAAAATTCACCTACCCTCGCCCAAAAGGGGGAGAGTATGAGATCCACTACTGGAGGCCACCTACCTGCGTTGTAACCTTGGCTGGCTTCTCCACCAGCGCAATCGATGGAAAACCTGAGACAATAATCAGCAGTGCTGCAGCGGTATATACCCAGAGGCTAGTTGCCTCCCTAGGGGATCCCGAGCAAGAGGCTAGCCTTATAAAGGATATGAAGCTGACTAGACTGGCTACTCCTCTAGAAATGGTTCATGTCCAGTTCGTGATCAGTGGGGTATCCAGATCCTTCACTCATCAAATTGTCCGTTATAGAGTTGGAACCTCGTTTGTACAACTCTCCCTACGCACGGCTGGACAGCTGAACAGATATCACGTTTTGGTCGGGAGAGGGATCCAAGGGGAGGAGAACCTCCAAGATTATTATCATGCGGTGAATGCTTCTATCGTCACCTATGACAACCTCTCCCATAATATGCCAATGACTGAAGATACAAAGGGGCTCCTCCCGCATAATATCCTAACAGGGATCTATGTCAGCTTCTCCCTACGATCCCTTATCAATATTTTCAGCCAAAGGCTTTGCTGCCAAGCCCAGCCTGGAGAATGGCAAGCTGTCCTTTTCCAGGTGCGAGCTCAGATCCGAGAGAAGATGGGGGATAGCATAGCTGAGTTCCTACGATCTAACTGGGAGCGTGGAAAGGATTGCGGGTTCCATGCTTCTATTGATCGTGCTTGTCGCTGGAGAGGCAAAGCTATCTCAGAGATAGCTCGAGATGAATGGAACCTCCCCTATGTAACTCAGGAGGATCTACTAAGAGGTGAAGTATGATATACCTTAGATGTCCTCAATGTCAGTCAACCAATATGGAGCTCCACCTAGATGGCATAATCTGTAAGGATTGTGGCCAGTTCTGGAGGCTCTATGAGGTTCATTGGATGAATATGCACGAACCCAAAAAGGAGCTCCTCCATGGCCAAGAAACAATTGATAGCCAAGCTGCCTCTAATAGAGGCTGAGGAGCTAGCCAAGTGCGATGGAGCTCCTGTCGTTATTGACTTTGAAACAAACGGATTATTCTGGTGGGTCAACAAACCCATCGGGCTAGGAGTTCACTGCCCCTCTAGAGGGGTTACAGGCTACATTCCTATCAAGACAAATAATGACATGATCCGCATCAGGCGATATGCTAGAGCCTGGGGAGAGGATACATGGGTCATCGGGCATAACCTAAAATTTGACCTGCATTTCCTAGGGATCGATCTAGGAAAGGTGAAATGGCAACTGGCTGATACGATGATAATGGTTCATCTTATTGATAGCCGATATAAGAAAAGCCTCGCAGAAGCTGAAAAGGTTTTCCTGGGGTCAAACTCGAAAAGGCAACATGTAGCGCAAGCTCCTCCTAGGAAAAAGATATGGGATTGGCCACTGGAGATTGTGGCTCCCTACTGCGTGAATGACTGCGTAGTGACTTATCAGCTGTTCACCACTCTCTGGGCAAAGCTAGAGGAGGAGCAGCTTGTAAGTATGTTTGCAAAGGAGATGACATTTTTCAGGGTTGTATGGAAGACAGAGAGGGGTGGCTGGAAAATCAATACCAAGGTTATGGAGGAGGTTGTTGTCGAGCTCGAAAAAGTCAAAAAGATCCAAGAGCAACAATTATTCGATGCTGTCGGCTATAACTTCAACTGGAGATCTCATCAGCAGCTATCGGCAGCCCTCTATGAAAATCTCGGGTTCCCAAGACCCATCAACCCCTTCATTGTAGCTGGAGTAGATATCAGCCGTCACCCAGAGGCAGGCAAGTACAATAAGTTCCTCACCAGCACTTTCATCCTGACAGAAAAAGCCAATCACCCCCTAGGGGAGCTAGTGGCTACTCTAAGGGAAACAGCCCTCCTCCAGAATACAGTCAAGAAGTGGCTCAAGCTAGTAGATACAAAGGATAATGTTATCCATGCGAGCTTCAAACTGACTGGAACTCGGACAGGGAGGCTGAGTTGTGGAGATCCTAATTTGCAAAATATAGCCTCTGAGTATAGAACCAGATTCATTGGCCAAGCGCACTCGGGAGAGATGGAGGAGCGCACTGGGATCTTCAATCTCAGGAGAGGCTTTATAGCCAGACCTGGATACAAGATCCTCTCAATCGACTATAAGCAGATGGAGATGAGGATGTTCGGGATCCTCTCAGGAGATCCCTTTATGGTGAAAAGCCTAGCCTCTGGGAGGGATGTCCATGCTGACGTTGCCGAGCAATGCTGGGGCAAAAGGGATGAGGTTCATCGGGAGTGGGCAAAATCGATCTCGTTTGGCTTGATCTATGGAATGACCATGGGCTCCCTGCGGTTCAGATTGAATATGACGATGGAACAAGCCCAGAAGCTAACTGGGGATTATTGGAAAACCTTTCCAACGATCAAACCTTGGCTAAAGGCTGTTCAGGAGGAATGCAAAAAGGGAGGCTACCTGCGATATTGGTCAGGGCGATATTGGCGTGAAGAGAACCCTATGGAAATGTATAAGGGAGCTAATGCCCTTATCCAAGGAGGTTGCGCAGACGTTTTGTCGATAGCTGCGATCAGGGCTGATCACTGGATCTCCTCTAAGGAGGAGGGGTTTGCTAGGATCGTTAGCTATGTCCACGATGAGCTCCTTATAGAAGTGGTGGAGGAGGGAGTTGAGGAAACAGCTCGAGCTATCTCCAAGATAATGGAGGTTGAAGATCTCTTTGGGATCCCATTCTTGACTGATGCTAAGGTAGGGGATAACTATGGAGATATGATCAAGCTAGGACAGACCCAGAAAACCAAATACTCAGAAATTGTTTATCAATAGGAGTTTGCCATGGGTATTGCAAAACAGCTTTTGGACATCTTTGGAGGCAACCCCTATTATGGAGTTGGCAAGATAGGGAGTGAAACAGGCAACGTCTGGTACGATCCAGCGATGGAGCCTCTCAACGAGAAGCTCCTAGCCCAGCACCTAAAAGGAACTATGACCCTGGCCAGCTATCCTCTAGATCATGAGGAAAATTCTGTAAAGTGGCTTGGGTGGGACATCGATGCTGCAGGCGATATGGAGGGGGCTCGAGCTATAACTCTCGAGCTCCTAAAGTACATTGAGGATCTCCCCTATGTCGTGGAGTTCAGTGGAGGGAAAGGCTATCATATTTTTCTTTTCCTAGAGAAGCCTATGCCAGCTGCTCATGCTAAGATGATAGCCGAATATGTCCGAGAAAAGGCAGGGCTCCCTAAAAGTGAACAGCCTGGAAAAGTGGGGCATGTAGAGGCATACCCTAAACAGGACAAGCTAGGGAAAACAAGCGAAAAGCGCAAAGCGATTGGTAATTGTATCAAGATCCCCCTAGGGATCCACCCAAAATCTCATAATCGATCCTGTTTTGTCGATCCCTACAATGGATTTGAGGAGGGGGCAATTATCGATCCAGAGGAGCTCCTAGACTACAGAGCCTCCCTAGAGGAGGTGTATAGCCTAAAGGAGGAGAAGACAGAAAAGACAGAGATCATTGTCCAACTTATAGCCGAACAGTGGGTGGAGGGTAAGAGGCATCAGCTAGGGCTTTTCCTAGCTGGCTATATGGCAAGCATCGGGATCTCCATGGATCTTGCCAAGGATCTAATAATGCGGGTTGGCCAAGTCGCAGGAGATCCTGAGATTGAGGATCGAATAAAGACAGTGGAGGACACCTACAAAAAGGTGGCTCGAGGGGATGCAGTCGCTGGTTATTCGAGGCTAGGGGAAATGTTGCCAGGAGCTACAATGGTGCTCCTAACCCGAATAATCCCAGAACTTGCGGAGCCCTCCATAATCAGGCAAGTAGAAAAGATCAGGCTCTCGAAAGGAGATAGCTGGATCAAAGTAGGATCTATAATCAAGCTGATCTGGAGTGATCTAGCAGACAGAGGGAGGTTCCTGCTCCAGCCTATAGAGGGGAGATCCTATTGGTTTGACAACGAGAGCCACCTATTGACTAGAATCAATAGTGAAATTTGGGCTACAAAAATGTATCACGAATATCACCTGAATATAGCAGATCCTTTTTACAGGCAGGTCTATGAGGGTATCAATCGGATGTCTCTAGCTGAGGGCAAGATTATAGAGCTCAAGAGGAGATCTGTTTGGGATGGGCATCGGCTATTTGTCAACCTAGGAGGAGAGGAGGTGTACATATTAGATGGAAAAGAGATAACGATTGAATACAACGGTGACTGCGGGTATATATTTTACACCAATGAGACTGGGGCAGAGATCCCAGAGCCTAATTTTGAGGAGCCTAAAAATGCTTGGAAATTCTTGGTCGATGACCTGAATTTCATCGAAAGTGATAAGGCTCCTATCTCTCCCGAGAAGCAAAAGGAGCTCCTGAAGGCTTGGCTCCTAGCAACCTTTTTCAAAGAGATCCTACCCACCAAACCTATCCTAGCCCTCCTAGGAGAGGCAGGAAGTGGGAAAACAACGGCTGCCCGCAGGATCCTACGCATCCTAGAGGGGCTAGGAGAGGAGGTAACACAGGCAGTCAGTGACAAACCTGATAGTTGGAGGGCTTCTATCGCTGCACATCACCTAGTGGTTCTCGACAACCTAGAGCGATCAGGAGCAAGGTGGATGGTAGATAGCCTCAACCTAATATCGACAGGAGCAAATATAGAGCTCAGAAAGTTATACAAGGATAACGAGATCTACAGGATAAGGCCAGATTGTTTCGTTATTCTCACCGCTGTCCAAATGCCTTTCCCTGATGAGACACTGATCAGCCGGCTGCTCGTGCTAGATCTCCAGAGGTTGACTAGCTTTATACCCGAGCATGATTTCAAGAAAAGGATCCAGCGCAATGCCGCAGCTATCTGGGGGGATCTCCTTATAAAGCTGAATACCCTAGTAGCTGCCCTTAGAGTTCCATCCAAGGAGCAACTCCTCTCCCCTATGCGCTTGGCTGACTTCGTGATATTCTGTAAGATGATAATGAAGACAGGAGTTGTTGACCAGAATATTCTAGAGCATGGCCTAAAAGCCCTAGGATCCTCCCAGATGCAAGCTCTAGCCAGGAGTGAATATAACGTGGCTCCTATCATAGAGGAATGGATGAGAACCCACCCGCAGGAGGCTGCAGAGAGGCATACGGCTGGAGAACTAATGCAGGCTCTCCAACCTATCGCTGCTCTCAGGAAACATCCATGGCGGTGGAGCACCCCGCAAGCCCTTTGGAGCCATGTATCGGCTATGCGGGATTATTTGCGGGCAGAGCTAGGAGCTGTGTTCGAAAAGTCGTATAATAAAAGCAGGGGAAAAGATGACCACTTTATATCTTTTCCTCAGCTAAAGGATAATGGAAAGGATGGCTAAAATGTCCAAGCTAGACCCCAAAATGACCCCAGGAGAGATAGACCAAGAATTTGGAGCCTTGCACACCAAGATCCAGTTCCTAGAGGCAGAGAATGACAGGCTACATATGCTTTTGCTGCAGGCTCGAGATAGGAATGAGATAGAGGTCAATCGCATCACTGCTGCCTACAATATTGTAGAGGGTAATGCTGAATTTTTCAGAAAAGAGGTGAGGCGCATCGCTGAGCAATACGCAGCATTGACTACAGTACAAAGTAATGACTATAAAGATATGCGCAGGTTCCAAGCCTCTTTTATTCGGGCTGATCACGAGAGAATAGCCTATAAAGAGGTGTTGCTCAAAATAGCCTCCCACTTCTATTTTGGGAGGGCTGATTTCAAGAGGCTCTACACTACTTTTGTCCACGATGCCAAGGAGGTTCTTGCCAGATATCAAAAAGAGGAGGTGAAGAATGGAGAAAAGAAGTAGCAAAGATGAAAAGGCAGATGAAGCCCCAGGGATGGGCAGGATAGCTCACTGGCTATTTGTACATGAGCTCCAGGATATACTGGCCAAGCTAGACCCGAATGATATTGTAATCCCTAATGGGGTTGAGAATTTGTCAATCACCAGAGAGGATGAATATATTGGGTATATTGATTTTTGCTTTGGGGATCTTGAGATGAACAATGAGGGAGGAGGTGAAGAATGACAAAGGCTGAGGAGAGTAATGTAAAACAGTGCCCCTACCCTATAGCCTTTTGGTTCAGGGGCACAAAGAACAAGATCTTGTACGTCTGCCACGCCCATTGCGTGACCTTATCGCTGGAGGCAGCTAAAAGGGGCATCCCTGTAGTATTCTACGATCTAGACTACACCCCTCACCCACTGCCTCTCCCGCATCAATGTTTCGTGCGGATCCTAGAGGATCCCAAAGAGGAGATTGACAATGTTTCCTAAAGGCTATAAAAAGTGGTTGAGAATTGGAGCTATTTTGCTCCTGCTGGCTATATTCATGTTTCCTATCTTGGAGGATCCGCAGCACTGGGTGAAGCCCCCCAAGCCCCCAGTACAGGAGGAGCTAGAGATCTCTTATCCAGCTCCCTACGATGCCTATCCAGCCCCTTATCCCTACCCCGCACCTTTCGATGCTTATCCTCCTCCCTGGGTTGGATACCCTGCCCCTACTTTCCCTACACCCACCCTAGGAGCCCCTAGCCTCCCTAGCCCAACGATTTTACCCACTTTGCCCCCTCCCCCAACCCCTGCCCCCTACTAAAGGAGATCTAAAATGAAAACAGAAGAGATCAAGAAAATGGAAGAGGCATTCAAGCCTAAAATCACTGGGGGGGATCTCCCCTACCTCCATCCCCTGAGCTCAGAGCCTTGGGGAGAACCTATCTCGAGCTCCCTAGAGGAGCTAAAGGAAAACAAGGCTCTAGACAGGGCACAATCTTTGCTCGGGTGCACGATCCTCCTAGCCCTGCTAACCTTGGCCATACTTATCACCACGGCTGTTGTCGTTT